TGTGTTGAAGATCCTAACGCTATCCAGTTTACTAACAAATCATATACTCCAACATTCAGAGTTGAATCTGAGACTGGTGATACATTTGTTGGTCGTTTACTTGAAGTTGAAGGTATCGCTGGAGTTAACCCAACTAACACACAACCAATTCTTGATATTAAAAATCTAGGTGTTAATGGTGCTAACAATTTCACTGTTATGCAAGATGGATCTATTAATTCCTTTGGATTGGTAGGATATAAGAATAAGAATGGTGGACATATTACTAAGTTCATCAATGCAACTGCTACCTTATCTGTCAATATAAATTATATTGTAGCGGTAGCTCCTTCTACTGGTGCTCTTATACTTACACTTCCATCTAATCCTGAGACAGGCGATGTTATCAGAATTACTGAAGTTGCAGGAGCGTTAACTTACAATAACTCACTTGTAATTCGTGCTCCAATCATTGGAGGTGAACCAGTAGCAGTTCAAGGAGATACTGCAGGAACCAAGTTGGGTGGTTTGTCTACACCATATGGATCTGGTGAACTGGTTGTTCAAAACAGAAATGCATCCTTCGGACTCGTTTTTGTCGGACAAACAGATGGTGATAACTTTATCCCTGCTGTTTATCAAGGTTGGTGGTTAACTGAACTATAATGGCATTTTACAACAGACTAAAAACTATGAAGTCTTCTCCTGTAGGCACTATCATGCCTTGGAGTGGACAGTCTAGCAGTGGTAATCTTCCTAATAATATACCTCATGGATGGATTGTTTGTGATGGTAGGACTTTTGAAGCTAATGATTTTCCTTTATTAGCATCTATGATTGGAAATACATATGGTCCTACTGACACATCAATTGTTGGTAATTTTCCTGACTATGAAGATGGAGACACTTTTAGAGTTCCTAACTTAAATGGTAGATCAATGGTTGACATTGAGAAATCATATTTACAAGACGCTAAGTATCAGTTCGGACAACCTGATGCTGAAGCTGTAATTGGCGATTTAATTTCTGAGGATGGTACAGGCGTTACTCCTCCAACTATCTACAGTGCTGATACGGATCTAACATTTCAATTAGATCCAATTGATACAATGGCAGGAAAAATTCAAGGCATTACATTGAATGATCCTACATGGTCTAAAACATATTATACTATTGGTAGAAAATTAGGTATTGACCATACGCCAGGTCACAAACACTCAGGACAATATACAACAGCACGCCCTGATGGTAGATATGTTCAAATATTTGAAGCACCAACTCCTGGTATCTCTGGTGGAGATTATGAGTCTGCAAACTTGAATGGTATTCAAAACACTGATACTAATGATACTTGGCCAAATGGATCTGGTAATATGACATATTATGATGAAAATACTCTCGTATTAACAAACGAAGCAAAAACTTTTACACAGGATAGAATTCCAACAGAACTTAAACAAAGTAATATTCCTGCTCATGGTGCATACACAGCAGCGTTTACTGATACATATAACCAAGCACAAAATGGTGGTGATGCTCAAGGTAGGTATGATCACTCTATGAGACAGGTCACTGGTGTATTTCCTCCACCTGCTACTATTTTTGGTAGACCAAATTATTACAATGGAGATGTTGGTTCAACATATCCAACAAACCTCAGCTCCATTGGAGAAGATTTTACTGATGCAACAGTATCATCCCATAATCACTTCAGTTTTGATCTCTCAATGAACATTGGTGGTCTTAGAATTCCGCCAAATATTGCTGTAAATAACGTACAATCATACACAGTTAACGTTTCTGATATACCAGATGCGTTAAATATTCTTATGGACAATCAAACACCATCACAAACTGTGATAATGATTATCAGAGCTTACTAAAATGGCAACATTTTTAAATCAAGAAAGAACTAAGATTGGAACGACAACAGGAACGTTGATTGCTTTTCCTCAAGAGTTAGAAGTTAACGATCCTAACGTAGGAAATAGTGCAACATTACTTCCTTCTGGTTATTTAAGATGTGATGGTGGAGTCTATAGCTCAACAGTATATCCAGCATTAGCAGAAATTCTTGGAACAGGTTCTGAATGTGCATTTAAACAAGAAGGACAGAATTTATTAGATACACAATTTCAAGTACCAGACTTGAGATCTAAATTTATTAGAGCTAGTTCTGCATCTGATCAAGGTGTTATTAATGATAACACAGTCACTAATGCTGCTGGTCAAGTTGTTGAAAGATCTGGTGTTGGTGTCAATGTCTCATCAAATGTGGGATCTAATGCAGTTGTTGATATGGTAGGACAGTTTAGAGTTCCTCCCAGAACTGTTACCCTTACAGGTAATGTTGGTTTTACCAGACCTAGAAGACCTGATGAAGAAGTGGTTGCTATAACTGGTTTTCTACCACATATGCATTACACTACAACATTAAGATGTAGAACTTTTAGACGTCAAGGTAGTGATGTATTTGAATTAAATTATTTTAACAACGCATCTACAATTGGTGCTGAAAATTGGTACGATGCTACAGATTCTGGTGATCCTGACGGACCTCAACCTGCATGTAAACATTATGGACAAACAGTAGTATGGAATGCAGGTAATTATATTGCTGGTGGTGGTTTTCTTTCAGCTTCTTTTGAATATTATGGTATTTGTAAAGGAGGTTGTAGTGGATTTATTAACAGTTGTTTTGTGCCTACTGGAAAAGGTGCAACGTATAATACTACTCCAGAGGGTGAATGTTGGCAAACATTTTCAGTTGGATTTATAACCGTTAGACAACAGTTTGCTTGTCCAGGAACAACTTGGTTTTCTTCTCCAAATTATGTTTTTGGTGGTCAAGGTGTTGATTCTGATGATATTCCTACTGCTACAACAGGTCCTAGTGGTGTTGTACAATCTTTTGAATTATATGAAAGTCTTGATATTTTACCTAATTATACAGGAGAAGGTTACTATGGTAAAGGTCTCGGACAATGGTCGTATACAACATATGCTGCAAACTGGACTGGTTTAGCTGACTTTGGTTCATCTGAGGTTGATTTAAACGGCGGTAATGGAACTGGATTTAGAGTTTTAGTTCGTGCTGAAGCATGGCCAGGTGCTGGTGGTAGTGCAACAAATACAAGATATAAAGTTCTAGCTATTATTGATGCTGGTCAGAATTATCAAGCAGGTGATGTTTTAACTTTCCCTGATATTCAAGGAAAAAATATTGGGAGTGCACCTTCTACTGGTGCTGGAGGAATCAGTCTTAGAGTTTCTACTACATCTTTTGGTAGTTTAACTGATGGCGCAGCATATAGTCACGATCAATCTTTACATGATGTTATGCCAGTAGATACCAATGTTGGTAATAATAATACTGTAGCATATCCTCAACTTTCAAACATCGTTGAAACCACTGAAGCGTTTGATTATGATAGTGATCCTACTCAACATACACATACTATTAATTACACAACTGGACTGACTAATTATAAGATAGATATACCAGAAACATTTATTTCTACTGATGGAATGAGTGCTTCTATTTCTATTCAACCAGAGACTGATACAAAGATTGATAATCTAATTTCTCCTTTTATCATGGTAGATTACTTAATTAAGACCTAAAATGTCAAGAAACGTACGTTCTAATTTTCTTACAGACAAAGCAACATTTGGCAACTCTACAATGCCAATCGGTGCTATTGTGCCTATTTTTAAAGCAACGGATGATAAGGTTACAGACAATGGTGTAGTAGATGTCAATGGTTTAGGACAAGTTGTTTCTGGTGCTGGTGGTGGTACTGGATATGTGACTGACTTGGGAACAATTGCTGGTTACCCTACAACTCCAATAGATTTTAATATTCCTGCAGGAACAGCTTTTGAAGTAGGAACAGACAATGTTAATATTCCTAACCATCCTTTCATTGAAGGTGATCAACTAACAGTCATTGCAACAGATCAAGCTCCAAATCAAACTAAATTAGGAGCATCTATTTTTTCTATTGCTGTTACCAATCCTGGCACCAACTATACTGCTCCACCAGTTGTACAAGTAACTGATAATGGTAGCGGTCCTACTGTTGCTGGAACATTCCAAGCAGAATTTGATTCTAATACAGGAACGGTGACTGCAATTAATGTTATTAATGGTGGTTCAGGATATCAATTTCCTGTTGTCACATTACTTGGTGGCGGTGGTAACGACGATGCAACAGCATCAGCAACATTAGCACTAAATGGTGCTGGTGGAGTTAGTATTGATAAAGGGTTTAAATTCTTAGTTGATGTTGTTGATGCAAATAATATTAAACTTGCTAGAAGTAATGGAGATATTAGTGTAGGAAAATATTATAATATTACTGACTTAGGTTCTAATGGTACAATTAGGGTAGCATCAAGCACTGGATTTGGATTGACTGTTGGTATTGCAGCAAACTTAAATGGTAGTGTGAATTTTGTTACTGTTAAGAAACAAGGTTATGGTTATTCTAATGGAGATGTAGTTTATATTTCTC